CAACTGTTCCATCAAAATCCGTCCAAGTATCGATTAAATCTGTTCTATTATCAAATTGATCACCTACATAAAAACCAACCCCTTGAAAATGTCTTTTTAAAGTAAGAGAGAATGTGCCACCAAGATCAAGAGTTTCTACAAAGTCATAAGTACCACTATTATTTGCTGTAGGATCTGTAAGTTTTAATCCACCAAGAGTTGAATCAAATACAACATTAGACTTCGTTCCGTTAAAAGGTGTTGAATCTGTATCTTCTCTGTCATTTTTAACAACTATGGAATCAAGAATATCAACTATGGATAAAGATACACTAGCTGGATTAACGCTAAATCTACCTCCATCGTCTTGAAATTTCAAAAGATAAGTCCCTGGAAGTGCAGCACAAATCACCTCTGTTGAGTTGCCAGCAACAGCCTCAACAACATCTTGTGCTGATTGAAAACTAGCAGATCCACCTATTTGATTAGTATGCCTCACATATACACGACCACCATGCAGTACATCTACCGCTACTGCTTGCTTAAATTTAAGTCTGACAAATTGCTCATTAATAGGCTCAATAGTTAAATTAGAAACATCCTCTGGTAATGCTGTTTTACCTTTTGCTGTAAATGTTGTAGTTGTAGAATTAGGGGATAATTGTAGAGATAAATTATAAGAAAATACTTCAATAGTATATTCACCTTTTTTAGTATCCAAAAGCTCGAAATCACTACTAAATACAATCTGAGATACATAGTTATTATTTTCAAATTTATAATTTACTAAATACTGAGTTACTCCTTGAACAGGCTGCCAATCTACAATTAGCTTACTTCGAGCAATACTATTTATAACAACTGTTTTTTCACTCACAGTAAGGTTACTTGGAGAGGCTACTGGGGCGTTTAGTAAGGAAATATTTCTTGTTGGTAATGCAACTCCATTTTCAATGAAATTGTACTTACCTTCAACATAAGTCAAAGCTGTTATCACATAATTAATATCATCCTGTTCTTCAACTTGTACTACTCTAAATAATTGCGATTGGAGTGTTGTACTTGAAAGAAGGTAAGGTGAATTTGGTTTAGGTGCTGAAGAAAAAGCACTTACTGTTAAAACTGCACCATTAATATCTGTAATTGATTTTGTTTCAACTGTGCCATTAGGCAAAATAGCACTAATAGTTGGATTATCTCCCAAAGCGGGGATATTCGTTTCCGTTACTGCATCAATAGTTATAGATGTTGTTGAAGCAGCTACAATACGACCTCCTCGTCTTACTCCTGCGCGCACTGGATCGTTTATCTCAATTACAGATCCAGGTCGAACTACAATGCCAGAATCTATAGAAGTGGTAAAAGTAACTGTCTCAGATTCATTTTGTTCAGCAAAAAGTATTGCACGACCCAATCGAGCCGCTTGGTTGCGTGAAGTACAAGCAAAAGCTTTTACTTGTTTTATTATTGTTCCAAATTTAGCTATAGCCGTAGCGTCTTCAACAACTTCAAAATCTACCTCTTTTGAGTCCATATTAAAGTAACTGACAGATATAACGCTATGCCTAGTCTTTAAACTACTACCTGAGTAATTAAAACCACCTTCTCCTACGTTTGCCAAATTAAATAGATAACTGGCTGTTGTAGGTTTATCTTGAGATAAATTTATGCCTCCAGCAGACCATATTGGCATACATCTCATCACACCCGCCAAATCATTTATTGCTGCAAATGCTTCCTTTGGACTTTGTATATTTACATTGCAACTAAATCTAGCTTCTTTCGCTCCTGATCCTGTACCATCATCAACTTCTTCATTGGCAAACTTACTTGCTGCTACAAAACTAAATAAATCTAAATTACTATCTGTAATATGATTTCCTAATCCATAACGAGTATTAGTAAGTAAATCTAGCAAACACATTGAAGGACAGTTGGTATAAACAGCAGCACCCATAACACCATTAAAAATATAACCACTTGGATAAATTATTCTGCCTGTTTGATTATCAACAGTAGGAGTACCAGAACTGGAAGCACCTGGGCCTGGTATTCTTACTTTTATACCTCTTATACGATATTTTCTTGTAGGAATACGATTGAATTGTTTACTATCAAGTCTTAAAGCAACATAAGCACTGTTTGGATAAGAAGAGTTGTTATCTATAACTTCTTGAAGGCTGGTAAATTGAAAAGCATTTACTCTATTATCTTCTGTGCTATCGGCTGTAACGCGAACCACTCTAATATCAACAGGGAAATCACCAGTAATGTTAATTCTATGATCTCTTGCATAAGCATCTGCTGTTCTACCACTGACAGAACTTGAAATAACATCAGTAAAACCACCAGAATTATATTGAACTTGAATCTTGTAAGCTACTGTATCACCTACTATATCTCCGTCATCTTCTGCTACTTGTATTTGAGGCCAAGTTAAAGTAACAATAACAGCATCAACATCTGTGTTAGTAACTTGTCTTGTCACAGGATTAGAAGTAGTTACAACAACAGACACACCAGTAGGTGACCTACTTTCGGCAGGGATACCACTCATGGCAGTTTGATTGGACGTTCCAAACTTGGATTTAAAAGTTACATCTGTGAAATTGAAATCGCTACTATCAGGATTCGAGCTAGTAGCATTTGAATTTAAAATAGGAGTATCGTCAAGAAAAACATCTTTTAAACTTGCATTTTCATAAGCAGTTGTTCCTTTTACAAGACCTTCCTTAGAAGCAGAGGCAAAACCTTCTATTTCACCTTCAGAAATTAAATCTTGAACAGTAGCAAAAGCTCTGCTATGTAAAGTATCAGGAGCACGGTATGGAGGGGGTGGTGGCTTCGGGCCACCTCCAGAACCTTTAATAATTTTAATTTCGTCTGTCATGCTTCTACCTGATTAGTGTCAACTGCTGCACTTATTACAACACTTCCTGTAAATATTTCACCATAAACTATTGGAATTGGAGTGCCAGCTCTTGATGTATTCTGCACTCCACCGAAACTAAAAGATAATCTGGGATCTTCTTCTGAACTAAAATCTTGAGGTTTGGGTAAAGGAAATAACATTTCACTAACTCCCACGAGCATTAAACCTAATCCTAAATTTGCTAGGCCAACAGTAAAAGCACTAGCTCCTGCTGCTCCTGCGGTGAACCCTCCAAATCCGAAGGCTGGTGCTGCTCCAGGAAGTGCAATAGCAAGTCCTATAATTAATGCTCCCATTAAAAGTTTTCTACCGCCACTACCAGCACCACTTATAGCTGGTACAAAATGTATATCTTCTTGTCCAATAGGATAACCAATTTCATCTTTATCAATATCATAATCACCCACTTTTATCTGATAATACTTTGGACTCATGTACGTTTCCAATTCTGGAAAGTTATGTATTAAAAAACTTACAGCTTGTGCAACACTACTAACCTTTACCTCAAACTCTTTATGTCCGACAAATTCTGCCAGTTTTCCATATAGTTTTACTTTACGAAGCATAGCGATACCTTTTACCAGTGCATTTTAACAACCACTCTGAATAGGGTTCTCTACAAGATAGTCTATCGGTTAAATGATGAATAACATCACCTTCAAAAAATAATGCTACATGATTTAAGGTTGGATGCAAAATACTCATCAGTAAAACATCTCCATTTTCTAATTTTTCATCTTTTCTAAGTTCTCTAAAACCTGTTCGCCAAGCACAACTTTCAAACAATGGATTATGTAGAAACTCTTCGGGAGTTGTTGGCCTTTCCCAATCCTTGAGAGTAATATTCTTTTCTTCTTTATACCAATCTCTAACTAGACTCCAACAATCAGTAACACCCCAAACCCATTCACGACCCAATATTGGTGCTTTATATCCTGACGGCTCTAAATATCCCCATTGTTCTGTTTTTGGATTTACTATGTACCAAGGAAGCCCACTATCTTCACAACTTACTTTATCTGCTTGGCTTGGAATGGGTGGAGTAACTGGATGGCTATGAACAACAGCCACAATCTCACCTGTTTTATCCGCCTTTACATAATCTTCTGGATCTAAAATAAAACATTGATGATCTGTTAAGGCAAGATTACGACAAGGATAATATCTCTCTTTGCCCTTTACATTCAGTAATAATCCAACAGCTTCTTTAGGATCTTGGTCTTTCGCATGAACCAATGCTTTATCTTTCCAACTCATTGAACAAACGTACCAATAGAAGGAAAAATAGATCGAGTCGCTTGACGGCCTGGAATACGAACTCCTGCAAGATCCGTTGGGGCTGCAAGTTCAAATTCAACTACTTCTCTGTTCTCTGCTGACTTTCTATCTATTGAGTATATTTCTTGAGGAAACTCTGCATTTGGATCTGGAGTACCAAATGGATTACCTGTAGTTGTGGTTGAGGAAGTTGTTGTTTGTTGAATCGTATTTGGATTATTCATAGTAATAGTATTTCCCATCGCATTACCATGAACAGTACAGTAATATCTTAAATCTGATGGAGCGTCTGGATATGAAGGTTGAAAAGTTACAGAGCTACCAGCAGATCCTTGTGTTCCAGCAACCGTAACTCCTGTTGAATAGCTATTGCCAGAATATTGTTTAAATCTTAAAGGGTGACCTGTATTTGAACTATGAGATTGATCAAAAATATAAGTTGAACCACGTTTCATTGTAATAACAGGATTATTAGTTCCATTTAAAGCAAAAACATTTACTCCTCCAACATTAACTACTGTTACTGTATAGGTTACAGTTTCAGCATCAGAAGGATCAGCTACCGTTTGAGTTGATGTAGTTGTTGTCGTAACATCAGCAAAATTAGCATCATCAATAAACTTAGCAAGCGTTCTTATTCTTGTAACAGTAGCTCCAGTAAGATCATTACCTGCTGTAGTTTCATTTACAGATAACAAAATTGCAGAAATAATACCTGATCCTGCAATAGTCCCTGCATTACTAACTGTCATTTTTGGACGAGGCAGTTGTCCTTTTTGGAAAGCAAAACCTGTTACCTGTATGGGAAATCTTAAATAAGAATCACCCTTCCAAACTATTTCACCATTTGCATTAAGACTACTGCCAGCATGAAAACGGAAAATATCATTCGATCCATGTAAGGATGTAGATAGCTGCAATGTAAATAATTCAATAATTGCGGAGGGATTTATAGATTGTAAATCACTAAATACTGCTGAATTAACTGACATTAGGATGCAGGTTCAAATACTTCTCTGAATGTAGCTTGAATTGTAGCTCTATTGTTATAAGGTATCGACTTACTCCAACTTTCACAAACAAATTTAAAGTTTGAAGCAGTTTCTCCAGGTAAATGGTCATTAGGAAAGTTGAAACTAGCACTATCATTTGCTCTTGCATCTAAAAATGCTTCTATTGTATCTGCATCTGTTTCTGACACTTCGTAAGTAAGACTAAACTCTTTCGGGTTTTGATGCTGTGCTAAACCTAGCAAAATTCTATGTTCATAGCCATCAGCAAAACGGATGGTGCGTGTAAATGGTTTAGATCTTTTTCTTTGTCCGTATGTAGGTTTTATTGAAGGAAAGGTAGCCATTATGCAAGTAAACCTCCAGGACGTTTTTGTTGTAATATTTCAGATTGTACTGCAACTGAAATAAGACGACCAAGTTCTCTACCTTGCTGTTCATCACCTTCAACAGAAGAACCAGAAGCATCTACATTTACGACTATATTTGTGGAACCACCAAGAGCATGATTTGGTGTAACCATTCCTGAGACTCCAGGACTAAATAACTCAGGACCTCGTTCTCCTACTATATAAGAACTTCCACCTTTAACTCGACCACCATCTGCTCTAAATATCGAACCTAATATACCTCCACCTCCTCTTTGAAATTGACCTCCTACGTTTCCAAAAATAGCCATATTTAATGCAGCATCAGCTAATTTATTTAATACATTTCTTAATACGTTATTTAAAGTTTCTGTGCCCTGTATTAAACCTTTAATTCCATTACCTATATCTTGAGCAATAATATTTGAAAGCTGTCTAAATGGATCTGCTAATGCTTTTGCGTTATCAAAAATCTGTTGTTGAGTATCTCTAACAATTTTTAACTTTGAAATTTTATCTTCTAATTGTTGATTAACTTCACTAGTCCTTTGTGATTCTTGAAATTTTAATTCATTGTTTAGGTTTTCTAATTCAAATTTTTCTTTTAAAATATTTAAATCTTCGGTGCTTGTTGTTAAACGTTTTTGTTCAAGTTCTAAAGCTTGTTTTAAAGGTAATAATTCTTTTACTTCAAATTGACGTTGAGTTGCTATCTTAGCCTTTTTTTTAGAATCATCAGGATCAAGATTATTCGGATTTAAATTAAAATCCAATGGATCATTAGCTCTATTAAAAGGATTACGAAACTTTGTACCAGTAGGATCAAAAAACTCATCAATAAGACCACCTCGTTTATCCAAATCAAAAGCATTTGCAGTAAAAAAATCTACAAGACCTGTGAGATTTCTTGAAGTTCCTTCAGGTTTTTTACCTTGTATTAAATTATTTAATTCTTCTATTAATGGACCTATAACTTTTGATGTCAAGTTAAGCAAAGATGTACCAAATAAATTAATCTCATTATTAAATTTATTCATCCTTTCGGTATTCTCTTTTATTTGTTCTTGAGTTAAACCAAATTCTTCTGCAAATTTATTAAGCAGAAGTGCTGAAGCATCAGAAGTCATGCCTAATTCATTCATTCTTAAAACTAAATCTCCTGTTTCTGTATTAGCTAATCCTAATTTTGTTACTAATGTCTCAATATTTTCTGTTGGTTTTGCAAGTGCTTTTGTTAGTTCATCTAAAGCACTACCAATAGTCGTACCAGCTATGGAAAGAGCAAATCCAAATTGACCCATGCCAGGAATAGCTGATAAAGCTCCACCTGCTACACCACCTATAGCACCACCTACAGCAGCAGTTGGTCCTTGTCCAAACAATAAAGGAAAACCACCACCAATAATTCCACTTCCGATAGCACCACCTATACCTCGTCTTAATGCTTTACTTGTTTCTGCGTTGGCAGATTTTTGTTTAGCAATGGCTAATTTATTTTCAGCTTCTATTTCTTGTTGTGTGATTTTTATTTTAGCCTCTTTTAAGGTTATACCTTCTTTCATTCTTAATTTTTCCACTTTTAAAGCTCGATCTTTTATTTTTTGTTGCCTAATAAATTTATCTTCTACTTTTACAACATTTTTAACAGCTTGATTAAATTCTTTTGTACCTATAGCGGCTTCATCTAAAGCGTCTCTGGCATCTTGAACAGATTTTGATAAATTATTAAAATTTTTAATAGGTTTTTTGCCCGATACTTCAGCAGTTTTATTAACTAGAGTTATTTTTCTTTTTAAATCATCTGTTTTTTTATTAACACGATCTAATTCTTTTGCACCTGCAATAGCTAATTTTATTGAAACACTATAATCAGCCACTTCTTAAAAATTAAAAGATTTATCTTATTCTACCTCTTTTACCTTTTAAAGCACTACTTCTCTGTGATTCTTGTCGTTGTTTTTCAAAATTCTCTGATTCTATTTCTGAATAAGCAGCCCAACCTATCATCTCTTCAACAGTTAAAGTCTCTGATAACTCAGCTACAGTTTTACCTAATTCCTTTGCTAAAGAATAAATAAACATCCAACTATTATTAGCTTTTCAATTCGGCTTTAGCCTCTTCCACCCCCTTAGTCT